TCCCAGCCATGATCTCGCATACATGAATGCCCGTGATACCAACATCCATGTACTTCGACGACTATCTTCTCTTGCTCACTTCCATAATCGAATAGATGGCCTCCTAGTGAGAACTGAGGTTCAAAGCCTAGATTAGTCATCAATGGAAGAATAGACTGCTCAAGTTTACTGACCCAACGCCCGTTGACATGAGTCATTCTGAGCTTATAATCTCGATCAGCCCAGATCTTGAGCATTCGTTCGCCATTGTTTTTCTTCCACTGCTCAGTGTGTCTGTACCAACCTACCTCTCGACCATTGTTCCAAGTACCCCGTCTGCGATTAGTTGCGATAGCATTTGCTCTCTCGGTGTGAGCTTTGGAAGTATTCAACCAAGGAACAGGTTTTCCGCGCTGTCTACGATTCCATCTAGCTAATTGCTCTGGCTGCACTCCTTTGGGAGGAATATAGCGATTCCTTATACCCCCAGTCCATTCTCCCGTACAGATACGATTGATAGTCTGTATAGAGACACCGTAAGTCCTAGCCAATTTGGCCTTGAGACCATAACGGTACCTCTTACAGCATATCTCTCGTATCTCCACTGCCTCTTCCTCAGTTATGAACTTTGCCACCTAAGTAGCATACCGCTCCATTCCTCAACCATACTACGGACCTACTTGCACGGTAAAATAGATAAATTTCATCGATTCGATGATTTGAACAGTAACGTAGATGAAGACGTTCTTACCTGCCGAAACATACCGAGGATCTAGCCCAACAGTATACTTCGGCATGATTGCTCGGCTGTTTGCCATTACCCGTAGAAAGTCCCTGACAGCCGAGCAAAGAGCATTCTGGCCCACCAGATCGTTGGGCACCTTGCCAATGTAGTTAGCGTTCGCGCTGACTGTGATGCCAGTAGCAATGGCATCCATGGTATTGATAGCCTGGATATCCTTCCAAGCATCACCCTGGTTCGCCCCTAGACGGCTAAGACTGTTGATAGCCTCCTCTACCTTGTACTGCAATCCGTCAAACGTGCCAAGACAGAGACCGTTCTGCAAACCTGCCGCAATCTGGCTGTTGTTGAGTCTAAACTCCAGATCAATGATGTTGGGCAGGCCAGCGTAGGTGAAATCATCTCCTGGGGCAAGAGCAGCATACATACCTGCAATTACAGCAGCATACTTACTCCCACGCATGAGCGTCCGGATACCAGACTGGTTGAGCTCATATACTCCAGGATACCAGTACACTACGGCAGGATCGTTCATAGCTACCGCGTTACTCTCAGCAGTGCTCAGAGTTTCAGCAGCCGCAGACCCCATTACGCAGGCGACATACTTACCGTAGTTTCGCATCCCGTCAATCCAGGATTTGATACTGGCATGAATACCTGCGACATCTGCATCAACGACGTCAGCATGGAAGACATTCCATTGCTGCGCCTCTAACGCTGTCATGGCATTGGTGTAGTCACCAGCAACCGGAGCTGCTCCGTCCGCACCACCAGCAAGAGCGACGCCTGGAACAGCTACGCTCGCTGGAGTACTGTTGCCTTCCGCCTGGAACACCGCGGAGACGTAGTAGTTGTTCTGGTCATTGTTGATGAGGTTACAAATCTCAGCAACGTGTCCCACTGTCCCCCTTGCATAGATACTGGTAGTGTACGTCGACAACAGAGTGCTTCCTTGATAGACCAACACATCTGTAGCCGTTGCAATAACAGGATTCGTCTGCACAGCTACGCTGAAACCGTTGCCAAACGTCCCGTTGAACATACCGTTGATAGTAAAAATGTTTGCCGACGCACCATCTACGAACTGATGCGTGCTTTTGGTAGCACCAGTTCCTTCGATGCGATACATCTGGATACTCCGCGCTCCGCCCATGAAGGCATGGTGACCTTCATAATAGGCGTTGTACGGCGGAGTATCAGATGCAGTAAAATACGAGAGCAGATCATGCTCATTTTCAATCTGGATTACCTGATTGTCTGGACCCCATGGAGCCTTGACAATCGCGGCCACCACGCCACTAACACCTGGCTGGATGGCAGCAATCGCGGCAGGAACAAAGTTGATGAAGAGACCTGGTCGTCCCTGCCCGATAGTAACTGCTGACCAAGGACCGCCCGCCATCTCTTACCCTCCCGTATGGCCCTTATCTTCTTGGGCCAAGAAGTTGTCGATGGCAGTCTGCAACTCCGATTTTGTGATGGTATCACTGGTAATACCAGCAAACGCGATAGCTCCATCACACACGAAGGAAGGCTGTCCAAAGATAGCATCGCAGTTGTTGACCAGTTGTTGAATGGGGTAAACCTCCTCTGTTGCTTGGGGAGCAGGTCCAGATGCTTTGGTCGTGGACTCTTCTGCTTCGGCCATCATACTTCCTCTTTGAGTTGAATGTCAAGCCCGAGAACTTCCATGATCGGGTCTTGCGGCTGTATCCGAGCTTGGATCATAGACGTCTCCATTGTAGTGGTACTCTGAAACACAGCGTTCTCTACTGGATCCTCCCGTATTACTGAGGCAAGTACATACACTCTCAAGAACTTCCATCTCACGGCGTTCAAATCTCCTTGAGGGTTTGAAGCCTCTAGTGGTGGAGAACCAGTACCAGTCAAGCTACTGATAGTAATCTCAGGATAACCCCACTGCGGCATAGCTACATTGCCTTCGAGATGACCATCCACGTAGACATTGTATGATGGAAACAGGGGATGATTCCAAGGCACTCTTGGTATAATAATGTCAAATCCTTGAGGACCAGTAGTTGTGACTGCTGTTGGCAGGGAAGCTGCACTTTCATTTCCGCACACGTCAATCCCACTTACCCGGACCTGATGATCTCCCGCTGGGACAGTTCCGGTTACGAGTGTGACGCTTAGGGGTGCTGGGAAATTCCAGCCAAACTTCCAAGCTTGGATTAAATATCGATTCTCGTATTGAGCACCTCCGAATTCAACATAATGCTCTAGCTTGCTTACAGCTTTGAAGCAATCAGATCTGTTGACTCCATAGTACGTGATGGCATATTGGACCTGGTCTTCCTTTATGCCATATCCCCTATCTACTTCGCGGTGTATGGTTTGTTCTAGCCGCATACTGGGACGAACCAACTGCCTAGAGCGTTTATCCTCAATTCGAAGACCAGGCTGATCCGGCAGGTACAGCTCCCACAGCATCCTGTACACGGAACGAAACTGGTCGTCTAGATCGAGGATCATGCTAAAACGTCATTCGTCTCCTGCTGCATAAGTTTTTCGATATCTTTGTAGCTGTCAAATGTCCCGCGCTTGAACATATGGTTCGCTTCCCAGCGTGCAGTTATCGTAGCTCCTTTGTTGCCATAAGCGTAGATCGGCATCTGCCCGCCATCTTCTACAAGGCCAGCATAGGGAGTAAACGTGCCCATCTCTACCGCCCAGGTACTCGCCTTGTAACGCTTGACAGAAGAATATGCCCCGTATTCATAAATGGTGAGCTCATCAGCCGTGTCTGTAATCCGGTTCCCAAGACCGCTGTTAGTCGCCCACTGCATCGCTTTCTGTTCTGCATCTGCTCCGGACTCACTACCTACGAACTTACTAGGATCGAACCTACCAATGGTAGCCGCTAGACGGCCAGTGCTGTAACCGTGGAAGTCACCCGTACTCGGCAGGATGTATTTGATAACATTCTCTCGCAGGATCTCAAGCGATGCTTCGGCCGTATTCTTGCCTGCTACCAGGAATCTGGCAGACATAGCCTCACAATCACTAGCTGCATCAAAGAATGTAGCTTGTCTACCCGCCGTACCAAAGCGACGAAAAGCCTGACCAGTGCTAGGTCCAGCACTGGCTGTACGAAACGGGATATCCCTCATATCAACCATTAGCTTGCCATCCTGTTGATTTCATACGGGGCAACGGCTACTGGCTCAGAACGGTTGATTCCCTCAAAGGCCCAGATCTCAAAATGATCCATCTCGCCCGTCATCTTATTGAGGATCTCATGGATCTGGGCAATTTGCCACTCTGTGCCGTCTAGGAGTATCCAGTTGGTTTCATCGAACTGGCGTTTGGCACCACGCCCCAAACGTGGGTCTGCGATGCTTATGATGCCCTGCCCTCGCCCCTGCTGTGCGCCAGGGACTACAATAGGTAACGTATTGCGTGGCTGATATGCCGTATCTAGATCGCAAGGTACATTGGTGAACAACGGTACCTCACTATCTTCTTCAAACTCCTTCTTAGTATCCACCTGCTTCATAATGGAGCAGGTTTGTGTCAACATCTGTACATTCATCCAGTCACTCTCCAGAACCCATAGCTACCAACTCCCCGCCACGGCGCTAGGAGGAAAGTTGGTCTGTCAAGTCTAGGCGCTGGCAGATACTGATACAAACGCTGGTGCCAGGTGATTTCCCTCTCCCAACCGTCCCAGTCTGGACGTATCAGTTGCTTGTCTGCATTCTCTTTAGGTATCAGCTCACTGAAGACTTGCGTTGTAGCAAAGAACGTATGGAACGGACTCTCGTTTACCAGATCGTACAACAGTTTCTGGCTCTCAGGACTAAAGTAAGTCATGAGACTACCAGGATACGTGGTCTGAGCAGCTCCCTTAGGCCACATCCCGCGTTTGTACGAGTAAGAACCAAGCTGCTCTGACATAAGATTGCCTGCAAGCATCGCTCTATACTGCGATGAGCTACGCAGATAAATCTCTTCAAGCAGCAACCGCGCTAGGATGCATTGCAGAGTCTCGAAGTTAGGATAGCTATAGTTCCAGCCACCATACTTCTGAGCAAAGTTATCTAACAGTGTCTCCGCCCTGATTATTAGCTCTGCAATCTGTGCATCGCTGAGATTAGCTATCGCGGGGAACGTTGTCATGGTCCTGACATACCCAATAGTCAGGCAACCTAACGGTCCTTGAGTAAAGATAGCTGGTCCGCCCTGTAGATTACCAGGAACTGGACCTGTCCTCAAAGACTCTGTTGAGTCCGTCGTATCGAAATAGCTTACCTCATACCATGTGGGAACGTTAGTCCCGTCCGTGTACTCATACGTGTTCTGGTTCTGGAGAAGCGGCAGACTTACGACAACTTCTGAGAAAGCCCCGTACTGGTCCGTGTCGGAATAGACACGGACCGTATCATACAGGGTTGACGCCTGCTCAGGGTCGTAAACCATGATGAGAAGATTGATCACTCGACCCCTACATCCTTACTCTTGTCATTGGGGCCAGTACGCGCAGCAGGTCTCTTGGTCTTGCCAGACGGGGGTACCTGACCAGCAGCTTTCGTCGGAGGCATCCCGCTGGTGTTACCAAGACCAGACCTGGCTCCTCTAGCAAAGTCACCAGTCAAATTTCTGTCTGGTACGCCCGATCCTGCGGCATAGGTCGGCGGAGTACTTCCGGTACCTGCGATACTCACGGGCTTGTTCCCAGCAGGCTGTCCAGGCGAATAGGGCGGAGACAAACTTCCGCCCTTCATATAGTCCACGGGCTGGTTGCCCTGACCTCCACCCTTCTTGCCACTGGCTGCTTGAGGGATCACGAAGGTCGCGGCTGTCCACCTGGAAGCAGACCCACGCCGCCGTATGGTCCCTTGCCGCCCTTGAGATTGCCCTTGAGATCGCGGGGTCCCGTGACTGGCAGATCTCGGTTGGTGTACGGTCCCGTGTTAGGCGCTCCTGCGCCACTAGGAACTGAAGGCTTGGTTGCCATTACTCGCGTCTCCTAGGAGTTTCATGAGCTGGAGCAGCTTGATGCGTGGGTGCAGATTGAGTTGTCGACGTAGCCCTGCTCTTAGGCTTCTCCTCCACTGTCACCCCTGGTAACTCAGCCTCCCGCTGTTCGTCATTCTGCTCGGCCGGAACAATAGGACTATCTCCGGGAGGCGGTGGGGACGATGGTCCCTCTCCTACTACTGTCTCTCCTTCCTCAGGCTCATGGGGTTCGTAGAGGATGCGGCCAAAGTGAGCCTGCTGCTCTTCGACCGTCATCGGGTTGAATTCCACACCACCAGGAGTCATATCCTCAGCACGTACAATCTGGCCTTCGTCAGCAACACCAAGCGGGGTTGTCACCCCCGCGTGGAGCTTGTAGTGAGAGGGACTCTTTGCCTCTGCCATAATGACCTCCTTACTTGACAGTTGCTACGATGAAATTGTCAGGACGCTGGAACGTTGGGATGATGCTCCACTCCTGCAGATGCACGCGGTTGCTAGGATCTTCCTCCAGCCAGGTCTTAGCAAACTTGCCAGTCCAGTTAGGATCCCTCTGCAACGCGTCGTGATCAGCGCTCGGGCCTTCAAACGAACCACATGGATCACCGTCGGTAGCCATAATGACAATCTTACCGTCGGCGATATAGTTGTAACTGGTCTGCACACCAGGGACAGAAAAGTCATCAACATACTGCAGATCGTAGGTTGTCCAATCGAAGCCCCACAAGCCTTCGACGGTACCTGTCCGCATGTACTCATCCTTGACCCACGGCGACCAGAGACCTTGCATCTTGGCATTCGGGACAACGTAGTTCAAGAACGTAGTGCTCGTCAGATACAACTGCTGTGGGACATAACCGCTATCCTGAATGATAGTGCGCTTCCAGTTAGCCAGATCAGCAGCAGGATTCGAATTAGCTGTGTCTGACCACAGTACGGTCGGCACCACGTTATGCGACGCCGAGAAGCTGAAGTTGATGTTCACGCGGGGAGCATCGTAGCGCTGTACGTTCAAGCTCCCAAACGTGGCACCAGTAAGAGGCTGCCAGAATGCCCACTCCAGGAAGAAGCTCTGAGCGTCGTCCAGCTCACCAATCTCCCGAGCCACATAAGCCTCGGCGTTTGCTCGAGCGATATCGCCAGGCTGACGCAGCCAGTAAAGGGTCGTGGGCGAGAACTGCTTCTTGTCCCTCATATAGATGAAGGCACCCGTCACGTTCCCAATGCCCAGAAATCCACGCATGTGGGCTTCGCTGTTGGGGACATTCGGCTTGGACATGCGGTTATTACCGCGAATCAGGTCGTAGCTCCAGTAAGGATAGGGCCAGCTCTTGGGTGCGCCCATGATATCCAGCCCCAAGAGGTTTTGCGGAAAAGGCCGCTGACGAATGAATCCGTTCAGGACGGCTGGTTGAAGAAGACTGATCTGTGGCATTGTCTACTCCCTATGACCACCTGTACGCATTCACTTCTGGGATAGCCACCGCTCCCCAGGTCGTGATGTCTGACGGATCGTACATCAGGTCCATGAGATCTTTCTTGAAGATACCTGAGATTGCGATCTCAATGGCCTGATCGCTGTTGCTTACGTTGGGAGCATAGTCCAAAGCCACAGCCTTGATTGCGTTCTGGGCGGCTGTCTGCGAAAACACACGAGCCGCATTCGCTGGTGCGCCAGCCAACGCCGCAGAGAGCGTCACGAGGCCTGTATTCACGTCGCACGTAGCTACAGTGCCAGCCGCCGCGCCAATAGTAATCAAATCGCCTGGAGCAAACACAGGATTACGGACGTAGAACTGTGTAGTACTCGCAGCTCCAAGGCTCGTATCAACCTTGCTCAGCTTCGCAGCCTGCCAGTAGTATTGAGTTGCACCTGCGGCCGTGATCTGGTACATAAAGCTGCCAGGAACCGCTGCCCCAGAGTTAGCCTGGATGACTGCTCCGCCTGCTGGCTTGGTGAGAAGCTCAAGGCTCTTCAGAATCTCTGGGATCTGGGTCATCCCAGGGACGGTAACGATGCTGCCCCAACGACGGATGCTCATTTACTCACCTCCCTGGGTTCGGCCATTGCGACGTGGCCGTGAGGATGGGGCGCTGTTGCCAGCCATAGCCACGTACCGATCGGCCTCGGTCTTGGTCTCAGTGGTGTTGTCCTTCCACCGAGTATCCGCAGCGCTGCCTGGCTCGTCGTCGCTGGAGTATCCCTGCTCACCCAGAATCACAACAGGCTTCTGTTCCTTCATCAGGTCATCAAACAGAGCTCGGTCGGCTGTAAACAACCGATACATTGCATCCCGCTGTGTGGGAACCACCTTGCCTTCTCGGAGCTGGTCCTTGAAAGCCTTGTCAAACTGTTCATCAGCCAGTGTTTTCTCCACTGTCTGGAGCCGTGTGTCAAGGGTCACGTTGGCATCCTTTGCTGCTTTGAACGCCTTGGCAACGGCAGATACAGGATCTTCGCCATCTGCAAACTCGACGCCCAATGCTGTAAATGTTGTTCGAAGTCTGTCTCGGGCAGCATGGGCCGCATTGAGCTCTGCAATGAACGCCAGAACCGCATCTTGATCCTGGAAGTCCTTCTGGTATGCCGCGTTGATTGCCGCGAGCAATTCATCCATTGAATAGTCTTCCTCTTCTTCCTCATATTCCGGTTCATGGTAGCCGTTGCTAAAGTCATCGCCCTCCTCATTTGTGGAGGATGTAAAGCGCCACTGTTCATCTCCAAACAAGCCGATCACAAACCTGCTAGAGACGTCGCCCTCGGAAAGCTGTACCTCGGGCATCTGCTTGAAGAATGGTCGGTTGGTCAAGCCGCCGCCCAACAAGACGTTCTTGAACTCTGTCCCGTCTGGACTGGTCCAGTTGCCTACCTCGGCACTAAAGTATTTATAGATCTTGCGTTCGAGATAGTCTTTACCCAGATCAGTCCATTCGATGTCCCCCCAGAGACCTATGTATTCTTTGTCACCAAGTTGACGCTTTCCAAAGTGTAGCTCCTTGTACCATCCGAGCGCCTTGCCTCTGTTGTGACCCTCGTCCACCATGATGTCTGTTCCCAGAATGCGCTGGTCGAAGTTGCGCTTGAAAGAACGTAATACGGTGGCACTAAAGTCCAACTCACCGTACCAAGGATGAGTGAACTTTCCTTCGGGGAGGACTTGGAGGGTACTGGCAAATCTTCCGTCAGCAGTTTCCTTGAACTCAACAGCATCAATATCGTAGAAAGCTGCTGTAAAATCGCTCGCCGCCTTATCTCCTACTCCTGCACTCCTAGCATGAGCTTGCAAGTGTCGGAGACCCGCTGCCTTGATATTGTCCGGAACGCCCTTTACTTGATTCCAGCGAGCAAGTGCGTTACGAAGATGAGATAAATCAAGACTACCAGAAGCAGTATGATGAGGGAGTGCCCGTACTTTGGCTCCTCCCCCTTGGGGTTGATGAACGATGGCATACGCGCTATCTGGCAGTGCTGTCTTGGTAGCGCTCTTCCACGGAGCAAACTCGATGAGGTCTGGCAGTAGCGGCGCAAAGATCTGCTCGAGATCTTCCGCAGTCTTGCCCTCAAAGAAACTGTCAATGGCAGCTTGCTCTTCGGCCTTACGCCACGATGACCTGGGAGCTTTGATCGTAGATGGGTAGCGAGATTTCACGGCCCGAATACATGCGTAGACCGCCTGTTGGTCACTGCCTCCTCCTTTCAAAACTCCATTGGCTACTCTTGCACAGAGAGCCTTGGCAGGCGTACTCCAGTTTTTAGCTGGTCGGGGCGGATTGGCTGTGGTATACGGCACGGGTTACTTCTTGGGGAGGGGCTTACCAGGAACTGATTTCTTCTGCTTCCCGGAGCTGGTCCAATGATCGTGATCTGTATCCCCTTTGGCGTTGCTGTCATCATCACCGTCATTGTCCGGATCCCACTTGTTGGTCTTGCCGTTTCCGTTTTTGCGCTTCTGAGCCTGCTTGATCATAGCAGGCGGCATACCCTTCATCCCAGGTACAGTAGTCCCGCCATTACCATTGGACGAAGCACGCCTTCTGGTAACTCCAGGAGTACCGCCAATCCCACCAGCAGCATTTGGACTCTGAGCCTTCTTGGTCTTGACCTTCTCGTTGTCCTCAACCTCAGGGGCCGCATGGCGCGTAAAGGTCATGCCTGTAGCTGCTCGGTTCAGCCGCAGGTACTCTTGATCATAATCCTGCATCACTTCCCCTTTGGCGCACTGGCTTGTCGGGGTGGAGGAGCGCCACGTCCAGGAGCCGTACTAGGATCTTGCGGTCCTTGCCCCGGAACACTGGTGGGAGGCTTCTTGGTAACCCCAGTCTGAGCATTCTGGCGTGTCCTGGCTTGTTTGACCATAGTATCTCCTTGCGCATCGTAGTTGATATTGTCCGAGAATCCCAACTGCTGAGCCATCGCCTTCTCAAGCTCTACCCAGAACTCGGCACTGGTATTTACCTGACGTGCCGCGGAGATATGTCGGAAGATATCCTTGATCGTTTCTCGCCGATCCGTATAGCTGGGAGCGATTTCAAGGACTGGATACTTGCTGGTGCCAAAGTTCCAGTCAATGAGTTCGGGGATGACCTCTGTATTGAACAGATAAGTCATATCATCCATGATAGATTCAATGACTATGAACACCAGATCCAGATGCGCCTCGCTCAACGCATAAGAACCTGTGTTACCAGACGTGCCCAGGTTGAGGATCTGGGCCAGGACGGCCTTAGCCATCTGGTCGTCGTGGTGGTTCACAAAGGGTATCATCTCGCTTGGCACTTTCGCGCCATAATCAAGCTCGAGACCGTAACCCTCTGGAATACTGATCGTAGTGTTCATGCCCATGTTGGCCGCAGCCTGCTCAAACGTCCTACGGTCGTTCTGGTCAGCCCCAACCGGGATTGTAAGCTTCTTCAAGGCCAAAGCCGCGACCGCAAACCCCAGATGGCCGATATAGTAGAGCTTATGCTTCTTCTGATAGTGATAGTACGCTGGAAGAAGCATACTCTGGCCGAAAACGGGGTTCATCTCGCCGTTGATGACAAAATGTAAACACTTGGGCTTCTCGATCCAGATAATACCTCGGTACGGGACCATCTGGACAACACCATTGAAGTACCCGCGTTCATCAACCCGAAAACGGAGAGTTCGGCGAGGTCTTGGTGCGATTCTATCTAGAAGAATGCGATCCTTACCGTCTATAGTCGCAGTCTTGTAACACTTCTCTAAAACTTCGGCCCCCGTGAGGACTGCTCTTGAAAGTGCCGCCATTACTCTGTTCCACGGTATGGTCATACCACCATTTTGTGGCGATTGGAACAGTTGACGACAAATAAAGTCATACTCAGCTTGACCACCATCGGCTGCCGTTAGATGAGTCTCACTAGCCCTGATGGGCATCGTCAGAATCCTGTACAGGCTCTGAGCCTGGCCGTCTTGCTGTACCATGCGCTCCAGTTCCTCTAGAGGCACATGGAAATAGTCCCAACTCTCCTCCTGGGCGTAGTACCCAAAGGGATTGATTCCCGTAAAGCCAAGCTCCCCCATCGGCCTCGTCGGCCTGGGGGTCATTGGATCAGCTTGTTCTATCGGGATGCGGGCTGCAAAATCAGCCGTGGTCATTGGAATTTATCATATAGCATATTTCAGAAGTCCTTGAAAGTGGAAATGCCGAAATCACTTTCTCTAGGCATCAAATCGTCGGGTTTCATGGGGCCAAACCCAAAATCCAACTCTTGCGGGAGTATATTGGCAATGCTCCCTCCCACACTAAGGTCGGTTATTGGGCCTATTGTGCGTAGGTCAGCTGCAATAGACGCATAATTGTCTGCATGGCGATAGTGGTCAGGTCCAGTTTTCACCCAGACGACCCTTGCAATACCTTTGGAATCTTCCTGGATGTCCCTAACCATCGCCGCCATCTGCTCGATGAACTCTTGTACGTCTTCAGCCTGAGAATCACGAGGACGAGCAAGATAAGCACGACCATCTATCCATTCTTTAGCACTCGTATCCAGAGTTTCAGCTCTATCAAGGAGCAAAGTCTGGGTTTCTTGCTTACTGTGCGAGTAATTGGTCGGCTTATCAGGCTTTTTATCTTCTATTCTCTCCTTACTGGCCTCGTTCTGGTCTTTATAGTAAGCCATATAGAGACGCTTGTGCGACTTCTGTACCAGTTGTCGGGCAGAATGCTTGTTTGGCAGAGCGTCAATCACGCCAAGGCGACATGCAAACTCCACAAAACGAGTATAAGCCTCTTCAAAACTGTTGGTAACCCCGAAAGCCACAATAGGACGAGTCCCGTCAGGAGAGATATGCTTTACAACCCAATGCAATATGTCACCCTGGTCACAGCCAAAGACGTTGAAACCCTGCACATCGAAGTCGGGTTTCATGGAGTTTCGTATTGTATCGGTTGTAATCAGGCTCTCGCCAGAGACGTAAGGCACTCCCAAGTCAAAGTTATAGAAGTTCTTGATTGCTGCGGCTCTACTACTATGCTCTGCTTTGACCCAGGTTTGCCACTTCTTCTCTGCTGTGATAAATGTAAACGCCAATGGGTTCACGAAGTAACCGCGCAGCCCGCTGGCAGGCTCGTGGAGATATCCCCTAGCGTCGTAGACTGCATCGGTAGCCCGGGTTGGGTACTTTGCTACCCATATGCCGCTGCGACGTTGTAGAAGCTTACCACACTTCCAACAGACAAAGCGGTGTATCCCCTTACGTGCCCGAACGTTACGCCAGAAGTCAATACGCTGCCATCGGTTGCATCTATCACACTTGACCAGCCAATGTCGCTGATCCGTCTGCTCGAACCAAGCATTGATACCATACTTTGGGATCGTGGGGGTACTGAAGCGCCACGTAAGGGGAGTACGACTAGCTTCAAGACGTTTGGTGAATACATCCAAGATGTCCGGCGGTGCGAAGTCGAATTCATCTATCACCAACCCGTCCGCAGGGATAGAAATAGCCTGGGTCTCTTTCTGCGCGCCACGAAAATATATCCAAGAGTTAGCAATCTGTTTCTGGGTAGCGTTATCGCTACTGCGCATCCGCTTTCGGAGGTAGAAGTTGCCCTTGATAACTGGATTGAATCTTCCCTGGCTGAATTTATAAACATCGTCAGCCGTCGGGAAGACGTAAATGAAAGTGAGATTACGGTGATCTCCCAGCCAAAGAATCTTATTGATCGCCGTCTCAGTGATGCCAATTTGCGCCGCTTTCTGGTATACTTGATCGGGATGGAAATCAGAGTATATCCCGATAAGCGGCTTGTGGTCCCGGAACTCAATCGGCTCGCCCTTCTCCGTCTTGAGCTCTATATGGTGCATCCAGCTTATGGGATCAATCTCAGCTAGAAACTCGGCAGCACCCTCCGGATCAGCGCGTATAAACTCCGTAGCGTCAGCTAGGATCTGTGGGTTGATTTGCACCGAGCTCACTAACTATATCCTCAGCTACGCTACGCAATAACTCTAGATGCTTAGGATTCACATCACCCACCACATACTTCTCTACTATCAGGAGAAGTAAAAGCTCAAGGTTCCTACGATGAGTCGCTGTGCGACTCATGTAAGTAGAATCGTCCCGATTCTCACTAAGATGCCTCATCATCAAACGCTTCCTCTCGAACCGGAGCCAGTTGCTTTTGATCCATTGTCGCCCCACGCATCTGGTCCACTATAACTCTGCGCTGTGCCGAAGGTACAGCCGCCAATCGATCTCGCAATATGAGACGGCGATTATCAATCGTGATGTTCGTGGTTCGAGAGGGATTGGAATCACGCTCTTGCTGTGCCCCCAATATGCGGGATTGATTTTCGCTGATAAATGTAATAATCTGCATAAGCTCACGTATATTACGCGGTTGGAACAGTTGGCGGGTCGATCTACGGTTCAATTGCTCGGAGACCATGCGAGTAAGGATCCCTAAGAACTTCATCACCATGACGTCATCCATTGCCATCTCGTGGAGAATAGGATCGTCACTGGCTCTTAGAAGCCGCCGGAACTGGTTCTCTCTCAGCAGCAGCTTAGCTTCCCAGTCCATGTTATCTCGCCAGGTCAGGATGGCTTTGACGGAGACCTTGATCCCGTACTCATCAAACATTACCTGGCAGACTTTAGACATATTCTTGCCGTTCTCGCACCACAATCTAAATGCGAGATTACGCACCTTCAAAGGGTGAGCCTGTTGGACTGGCATAGTATACAATATAGCATCATGGAAACAACCCAAAACGTAGACTTTACTGTGTCGGGCGTCGCACGCCCCAACCGCAAAACTCCAGTGAAGCTCCCAGGACCCGTATGGATCAACGGCATAGAAATCGACGGCCAGTTCTCTGAGTACAGCTTATATGAGGGTAGTAAGCTCACTACACGCGAGAACGTGAGTATGGAACTACCCGCGCCTATATATGCAAGCGAGTGTTATATCGAGATAACTAGCGACCAGGCGTGTCGCTATCGTTTTGACGTCACAAAGGCTAAGGAGTGGTGATTCGACATTCATTTAGCTCCACTTTCCAGGGGTTTTCACGTGTGGTATAGTACGCGCGCGCGCTCGCGCGTTACATTATTACGCCGCCGAACGGCGGCCAAACCATGAGCCTCCAAGTCTGTTCCCAATGCCTGAAAACATACCCCAGATGTGAGAAGGGCGATGTCTGCACAGTCTCGCATACAACAGTCTTCGTCCAGCACTACCATCACATCTGCGAACAACGTTCACGTCCTCCAACTATCCTTGCTCGGCGCAAGCCTTGAAAGCGTTGTTGAGTTGACTGATCGTGGATCAGTCCTCTATTCTATCCGGATCCCGTCTCATCGAAGGGATAAGATCGAAATAGCTGAAGTAGTCAAAGCCCGCGTCCTAAGTAGTACTAAGCCAGAGTTCCTTTATCTACATATCCGGGAGTTGATACGTGAAGTCAATGACCGCGGATGGGTGATCCGCAAACTATAGTTGTCCTCTTTGTGCTTCTTATCGTAATGCTGATCATAATCACTATCCGTGGACATTAGATACGGGTTCGGTACCTTCATAGGTCTTAGTTAGCTTCTTACTTGCATAGCCACACTCTTAGCTCGTCGATAAGAAGTCTTCACAAACGAGAGCGAGAACGTACTCCAGTACAGTTTGCCGAATATCTAATCTCAAAGACCCGCTACCTCTTCGGTAGTCAGAGATCTCTTATCGCGGCTCTATGGTGTGCTCCTGATAGCTACTATTTCCAGTACGATAATGTTATCGTCTATGATGAGACTCGTAATGCTCATACGTACGATGGCCCGTATCCGATAATAGCTCATCCTCCTTGCGGTCCATGGGGCAAGTTACGGTACTTCAGTGATGAGGACTGTGAACATGGACTGAAAGCAATGGAGCTGGTCCATAGATGGGGTGGGGTCGTTGAGCAACCAAAGGGGAGCCAGTTATTTGTCCAGTATGGGAGAGGTGGAGCAATAGAGGAAGTGAATCAAGGGGACTACGGGCACCGGGCACGGAAGCCTACCCTGCTGTACTGGTATGTCCCTCCTAGAATTACTCATTGGGTTGATCAAGTTCATCTAGAGCCGGTACCTAAAAGACACTTCATAGAGACCTGGATATCTGGACGTCCATCTTACCTTGGGTCTCCATCCTAACTTGGGTTCCAGTCTCTAGATCTCCATCTAGAGTGAGGGTCTCTCCATCTAGAGTGAGGGTCTCTCCATCCTAACTTGAGGTACTGTGCGCCTAACCGTTGCGCCATTGTGCCAGCAATCCGTGGCGGTACCTTGCGCGTAGCGCCATTTTGAGGCATTGTGGCGAGTGTCGCCATTGCGTAGTTGTGGTCGATTGCGAACCTGGCGAACCGCGGCTAGCTGTCGCAATGGTGCCGACGTCGGCACAATAAAGACTTGTGCTCCGCGCAATGGTGGCGTATATTCAATTTGCCGCGAGCGACACAACGGCTCGCGAGTAACGCAACGGGAGTAGCACAATGGCTACTAAGACAATCGCACGCAAGAGTGCAACGGACACGTTCGGCACTCTTGCGGTCGAGCTAGGCGACAAGGCGCACAAGGCGTGGGTCGCCGATGTTTGGCAACTGTTGGGTATCAAGGATCGCACGGCTACGCAACGTGCCGATGCCAATGGCAAAGGCGGCACTCGCGCTGCAATGTTGCAGGTCGCTCAGGTAGGCTCAGACAACGTAACGCTGCTGGCGCAAGCGGCCGCGTACGTTCGCAATGCCTACTATGGCAACACCTCGCTGAACACCTCAGGCATTAGCTTCGGGTGGCTTGCAGTGTCGAGCAACCTGGCCACAATCGCACCCAACGCGCAATTCAGCGCTGATAGCAAAGGCTACTGGCAATTGCGAATCAAACCTCGCCAGAAAACCATTGCGTCGAGCTCGACGCGCAAGCCTAGCAAGCCTACCGTTCGCAACGATTCGCGCAATGGCGAGGTGAAGATCGTTCGCGAGTCGGACGCAAAACTCGCCTCGGGTGAGGCGGCTATGGCGCAAGCGCTTGCTGATATCGCGGCTGATATCGCGGCTCAGAACGCAACGGATGAGGCTAGCAATGGCTAGCCTCAAACCTCGCGTATGCGCAACGTGCGGGGCCATTATGGCCCCGCGACAACGTTGTCAGAGTGAAACGTGTTTCAAGCTTGACTGGCGCTCACCGTGGCGCAATGCGGCAACGGCTCAGGCCAGCAATGCAATGCGCATCGGCAATGGTTACGTGCCGCGTGAGGCTATCAAACGTGCTGATGAGCGCTTGAGAGTGCAACGAGGCTATTAGCACATACTAAGGGTAGGCGCAAGCCTACCCTAACGCGCAACGTTAGCGCGTACGTCCGTCGCGGGTTAGTCTCGTCTCGGTGGCGTTCTGCGATCGTATAATCATGTCGTCTCCAAAACTCCCCCGATCCAGGATCAGCAGATCGTATAATCATGCCTCTTTTTAGTATACCCCAAGGATACAAAGTCTTGTACCAATGTACTATCTCTTGTACTAAAAGGCCCGGGGCAAAATGGTACAAGATCGTAGATCTCAAGATCAGCGATCGCACGCTAAGATTTGGTATTATTTGCTCTAAAGATGGTCCTGAAAGTAAGGTTGGCGCCATCTATACTTGATCAGCGATCGACGATCATAGATCCTCGCCACACGATCGTATAATCATGATCATATTGCGAATCCACCAGCGTTACATACAAGATGCGTAGGATCATTGATCAAGAGTGTTGGAATAAGTTCAGAGAGGTGGCGTAGACGCCCTTGATAACGATAGGGAGAAACGATCCAAATTCAGTAGTATACCATAGCTAGTAAGTAATAACTGAACAATGATCAAGGGTAATCTAGAGTTGTACCAGGCGGTCTATAGTTCGGATTTCAAGGATGGGCGGGCCGCCGGACGGTTAGATGGGACGAATTGGAGGGTGGATCGTGGACGGTTGGACAAAAAGGAGGGGGACTAACCCTCCACACCATCCAGGTGTACGTAAGGCGGACAAACACGACCCTGGCAATCGGCGGCCATATGAGCACCGTTCATACGTACATCATGGGCCAGGTTATAATCGAGAAGACCTAGTTGATCAAGCAGTTGTCGCACGGCTGGTATATCACCCTGACGTACCAGGCTGGCTAGCGCGTCGCTAAGTGGGCTATCGGTCATTTCTGCACCGTCCTTGGTTTTGTCCCCGCACCCTGCGGGGCAAGTACATTATAGCGTCGTCGTTATCGCTCAAGCAAATTGTCTACGATTGTACGGTCTTT